GGTTCGCGGCCTCGGTGGCTGCGGTGTTGTGCAGTGTGCTGGCAGCGGCATCGTCGGCCGGGGTCGCGTGCACCGCTGGCGCAGGGGCCGGCTGTAGCAGGGTTTCGTCGTTGATCAGTGCAGCAGCCGCAGCGAGCCCACCATCGGGCTGTGGGGTCAGCTGTGCCTGGCTGGTGGGATCGTCTTCCGCGTCACCGCGGGCGTCGTCGACGATCTTCTGGGCATCGGCCGGAACCGTGTAGCCCTTGGGGGCGAACGCGGCGTCAAGGATCTGGTATCCGCGGCCGCGAAGCTCACGCTTCACAAGGTCGGCGTTGATCACCGGGTGTTCGAGATAGACCGGACGCATCTGGTCCGCGTTCAACTTCTTGGGAGCCACTTGCTCTCTCCTGAAGGGTTTCGATGGGCATGCACGACGCTATGACGACTTCAGGCGCGGCAGGTTTCCCCGCCGCGCCTGGAGCTAGTTCAGGTCGTATTAGTCACCGATGGCGAGGACGCCCGCAGTGTGCTTGTACGACGTGGCGACCTTGTCCCAATTGGTGCCGGTCGCCAGTTCGGCGTCGGTCGGGGACTTGCCGCCGTTGGTCTCGTCCCAAGTGTAACCCTTGAGGCCGAGACCGAACGTGTAGTCGATCTGCAGCGTGGTCTCGATGCGCAGCTTGCCGTTCGTCGTCTCGATGTTCGAGATGATGTCGTTGCTGTCGTGGACCATGGCGGCGCCGGCCGTCAGGGTGAGCACGCGCTGCTTCGAGGACGCATACAGTGCCGGGGCGTCGGTGACGACGCTCGGCTTGCCCAGGATGTCGATAACGCGAACGTTGCCGGCCTGGAACAGGTTGGTCGTGTTGCCGAGGTTCTGACCGATGAACTTGTGGTACGTGGTACCGGTCATGACCTGCCCGACGAGCAGCGACGAGTGATCGCCGAAGAGCGCGTGCGAGTCATTCAGATCACCGTAGTCGAGAACCGCACCGCCCGACACGTCGACGGTCGTCGAGGCGCCCTGCTGAGCGATCGCTGCCACGAGAGCGGCGATGGCGGTGTTGAGCTGGTCCTGGAGCAGCGCTTCGGCGAAGTTGCGGGAAGCAACCTCGATGCCCTCGGCGGTGGGCTTCAGGAGCCAGGTCATCTGCGACGGTTCGAAACGCACCGGGCCGAAGCCGCCGGCGACCTTCACCGAGCTGTGCTTCAGCTGGGTCAGATCCGTCGGGGTGGCGTCTTCGTTGGTGGCGTAGCGGTCAACACGCCGGCGGGCCGAGTGGATGGCCGCGTAGAACGATTCCTGGAGGAAGTCGCCTTCGAAGCCCTCGGTCGTCAGCATGATGCAGTTGTTGGAAGCTGCATTGAACTGATTGACCATCTGCGCCAGCGTCTCGATGGTCGCCGGCATGATATACTTGTTGAAAACCTGCATCTGCGAGAGCGACATGGTATCTCCTTGGGTCACTCGATTGTTGACGGGCACTGCCCAATGAATGCCCGTCATCAGAAGGACGGGTGCTTTCCTACTGCACCACAGGCGCAGGTTTCGAGTTGAGGGTTAGCTCAGCTCGGGGAACTTGTTCTTGATCGCGTTGACGCGGTCATTGGTCTTGCCGCCGAAGTCACCGGTCACGCGGCCGGTACGGCGGTTCACGTTGCCCTGGACGTCCGGGCCCTTGGCGGTCGAGATGTAGGGTTTCCCCTTGTCGCCCGACCAGTCCTTGACGAAGTCTGCCACAGGCACCTCGCCGATGTCGGTCTCGACGACCGCGACACGCTCCTGCTGATCGTTTGTGGTCACCTTGACCTTGGGGCGCAGTGTTGCCACAGCACCGTCCAGCAGGTCCGGGTTCACGCCGATGTCGAGCAGCGCGTCCTTGAGGCCGTTGTCCACCAACGAGTTGTTGATATACCCGTCGAGCTGGGTGATCTGGCCCTGCGCAGCGGTGAGTTCGGCCGTATGCTTGTCGGTCAGCGTCTTGATCGCCGCCTTGTGCTGGTCCTGGAGCGACTTGATCGCTTCCGGGGTCTCGCCCGTGCCAGCCTTGAGACGGTTCCATTCGTCGACCGAGAAGCCCTCGTCTTCAGCGAGCGCACCGAACTTGGCGTTCAGTTCGTTCAGCTTGGTCTCGAGGTCCTTCTTGTCCTTGTCGACCTTGTTCAGCGAGCCCTTGAGGGTCACTGCCCCGGGGTGCTTGCCGAAGTCGGTGATGTCGAGGTAGAAGACGGACTTGTCACCGGTCTTCTGTTCCTTGTATTCACCGCGGAACGCTTCGTCGACTTCGTTGATGTCCTCAACGATTGCTTTGAGAGCCACAGGCTCCTCCTTTGTTGCCAGCACTGCTGGCGGGTTAGCGGATCAGTTGCGTGACCTTACCTCGGGAGAGGCAGTACGGACAGATCCAAGCCTTGGTGCCACCGGCCTTACGGCCGTCAGCGGTTCGTAGTGGTGCGACGAACATCTGTATCACCGCACTGGTGGCCACACCTGTGTCAGCTTCGCATTCGTGACAGGTCACTTGCTCAGGCTGGTCTAGGGTGCGGCGGCGATATGGCTTCCGCTTGCGCGTAGGCCCTTCGACTACCGTCAGCGTTGGCTTCATGCCGCTCTAGCTCGAAGCTGCTCCAGGGTGAGAGCGTCACCCGCGCGATTCGTAAACGAATCAATCTGCTGCCCCTCGCGGAACAGCTTGGCCCGGGCTGGACCAAGAGCGTCGTCCTGGACCTTATTCGACTGACGCCGCAGCCAGCTCTGGAACGACTCAGGTCGAGTCGCAAGCCCATCGAACTGCATACGCACGTCGGCCGGAAGGTCGTCCAGGCCAAGCTGGTCCCAGCTCTTGAGCACAGGAACACGAATGCACCTGCATGAGATGTGAGCCGGGGTTTTGATACCTGTCCCGATGTCGAACAGGCGTCCATCAAGGCCACCGCACGTAAGACAGACTCTGCTGTCGAGCGTGGAGACCCATTGTTCCTTCGAAATGTACGCACGGTTCTTATCGAACAGTGCGTCCCTCGCAGCCGTAACGGTATGACTGACAGCGGTGCGCACCAGTGCCTCAGCACCGCGCTTGCCGATTTCCAGGATACCGTCCTTGAAGCGCAGCGCCTCGGTACCGCGGACACGCCGAACGATCTCTTCAATCGACTCGCCCTGCACAACACCCTGACGGATCGCATCGCGCAACCGCCGCGCTTTGTTCTGGTCCAGCTCGCTGACCCAATCGCGGAGCAGCTTGCCTTGGAACGGCCGACTGTTGACAACCGCGTCAAGCATCTCGGTCGTCGGAACCTTGATCTTCAACCGGTCGAGCAGTGCTTCCCGGAGCATCTTCTCCTGGGCCTGTAGCTCATAGCGGCTAATGCCCCGTAGCTCCGAGCGAAGCTCTTTTCCGAGCTCCACATGCACGTCGCGGTTGATCTCGCGCAGGGTGTCGAGCAGCGCCGAGAGCCGTGCACTTGCATAGCCCACTTGGGTAGCGCCACCCCGCCTGATCAGCGTGTCAACGATCTCAGCGTCAGCACGGTCAAGCAGCCTGCGCAACTTCCGCAGGGTAGCGGAGGAGAGACGCGACACCATTATCTGATGCCGGATTTCTGCGTCGCGAAGGTCGTTGTTCGCGCTCATTCGACGACAGGCGGGTTGTTCTCCGCCGCGATCTCAGCAGCGAGGCGCATCTCTTCTTCGTTCCGAGCTGCAACCTCGTCAGCTTCCCGGTTGATCTCCTCGAGCTCTTCTTCGAGGGTCCGATCCGGGTTGATGACGCCACCGCGCTGAAGGTTCCAGAACAGGGTCGAGCGGCTGTAACCGCCGGACATCCAGCCGGACACCAGTGCGGTGATCTCCTGACCGCTGAGGGTGTGGTCAGCGAAGTCCAGATTGGGCTCCACGGTCACAGCTTCAGGGTCAGCGCCCACCCACACCGCAAGGTTGCGGAGAGCCTTCTCAAGTCCGGCAGCGCTGGTCATGGCCACACTGCGAAGCGTGGCATGCTGCGAGCCGAGACGGGTCTCTAGTGCGTCCCCCGATTCAGCGGACTTCTTGTTCTCCATCAGCTGCACGCCGAACACCAGCGCACGGGTGAGGGAGTCCTCGATTGCCTTCTGCTGAGCGTCCAGGCCCTGGCCGGAGAACTCAAGGTAGCCGGCCGAACCGTGCAGCGGAAGGATCCAGAGCTTGCTGGAACCGATGGTCGTCGGCACTGCGCCGTTCTTGATCGATGCACCGGGGTCGGGGAAGCCCGATGCCCAAGGCGTCGGCTCGGACGTCATGTGCAGCGCGAAGGTGTAGTCGGCATCCATCCGGTAGACGCGGACTGCAATCTTGGCGAGCCCGTACAGGGGCACGTCATCGGGTTCAGCTGACAGGTCGTTGGTGTCAACGAACACGAACGGGAGGATGCCGAGGGGCCTTGCCTGTCCGCCGCGCGGAGTCATCTGCGCAACGGTGTCAGCACCCGCTTCCCACTTGGTACCAGGCTGACCCGCGCCAGTGGTGAGGGTGTAGACCCGGGACACGTAAGCACCGTTCTCCACGAAACATTCGCGGTAACGTTCGACGTTCTCCCACTTACCCGTGGACCGGTCAAGCTCCATCCCGCTTTCGTCCAGGAGCACCCACCCTTGCTCGGGCTCGGGGACATCCCAATTGCGGATGGCTTCCGCGCAATACTGCGCGATGTAGGGGTTGCCGCGATCGTCGATGCTGGGCAGCAGGCCGTAACGGCCAACCGACATGATCTCCGCCGCAATACGACGGTGCAGCGCGTCGAGCGTAAGGCCGTCCCTTGTCGCACGCTCACGCATGCTTTCCAGCTGCGGCGGCAGCTCGATCTTGGCAGGCTGTGCCAGCATGGTGCCGAGAGCGCCACGGATGGTGGGAGCAACGATCTCCGGGAACTCCGCGCGGACCATGTACGCTTCGTAGGCGGCCTGCCGGTCGGTGGCGTCCTCGATGGCGCGGGTGCCCGACTTGATCGGCAGGTACAGCTCCATCCCCTTCTTGATGGCGTCTTCGCCTTCAATGCAGTCGCGCATGGTCTTCCAGATGGGAAGGTTCCAAGTGAACGACGGATGGACTGACTTCGGATCGAACGGCATTACCAGTTCCTCAACGGAATCACGACGCCTGGCCCATTGGCTTTGATCATCGGTGCCAGGGCGTATCGGATGGCGTCGATGTAGTGGTTGTTAGCATCAACGATCACCGCCAGCACCTCTTGGGTCAGACGATCAATCTTGAAGCTGTAGACACGGAACTCACGTGCAGTCTGCACGCACCGCGGATGGATGACGACCTTCTCGAACGAGCGAATGAACGCAATGCCGTCCTCGACGCTGCCTGGCCACTTCTCTACGGCCACACTGCGGGTGAGCGGCACCCGTTCGTCTTCGTCCCGCGCCTTGGGCTTCCGCAGGTGGCTGATGCTCTCAGGACGTGCGTTGTCCCAGCGCGTGCCCACCTTGTCGAAGTCCGGGATGCGGTCGCAGAGGTACTTGCCGGTATCGTCAAGCTCAAGCTTGGCCTTACCTGCTTCGTACTCAACCCACAGGCACCCGTCACCGATCCAGACACGCACAGCAGCGGTCGGGTCCTGGCTGAAGCCGAAGTCACCGCCCTGATACGGCCCGTCCCAATTCCAGGCCGGGGTGAACTCTTCGACGACGAACTTGCCGTGGAAGATCTGCGCCTCTGTGTTGGTGAGGAACGCGCCCTCCCACACATGGTCGTAAGTGTCTGCGCGCAGGCGCTGGTCTTCGAGGCGCTGGAGGTTCGACAGCCTTGGGAACCAAGGGTTGTCCATCCAGTTGACTTCAGTGACGATGCAGTCTTCTGCCTGATCCATCACGAAGCGCTTGTGCGTCGGGCTGTCGGGCGACTCCGGGTTATAGCTGATCCAGTTCTCAGCCATCCACCCGGGACCTTCCTCGCGGAGGGTACCCGTCAGCTTCCGCCATGCCACTTCAGACACTGCTTCCGCTTCGTCAGTCCAGTTCCCAATGATGCGGGCCTTGGACTTGATCGCGCTGTCCAGGTTGGTGCGCAACCCTGCAAAGACGTAGTCGATCCGCCGGTTCTTGGTGCGGATGTACTTCTCACCGATGTCGAAGTAGTCGGTGAGCCAGGGCTCGGAATAGATCGCCTGCTTGATTTCCTCAAGCGAGCTTTCCTCGAGCGAGTTCAGGTGCTCGCGGGAGCTAAGGAACACCCCGCGGACGCCCATCTCTGCCAGTTGGTAGACGCGGATCGCTGACCGCTTAGCCAGCCCCCGCGTCTTCCCGCTGCCTCGTCCACCCTTGAATATCCGGGTGCGGGCAGGCTGCATGAAGTTCCCCGTGATCTTGGGGATCTCTTGGATGGTCGCCTTAACCGGGTGCGCCACTACCGGGCTCCGGGTTCTGCTGCTGCGGAGCCACGAACTCAATCACCGTGGGCTTCTGCGACATGCTGCCGTCGGAGCTGGTGTGGTCACTGACTTCCGCCAGGCCCAGGTCACGGGAGACAATGTTCGCATTCAGCAGCCCTGCGGCCGCTGCGCTGAACTTCATCTCCCACATGATGGTCTCGCACCACTCAATCGCGGGCACAAGGTCCGGGCGTTCCTGCTTCCAGCGCAACCACTCGCGGCGGCTGGTGCCAAGAAATGCACACAGGCCCGCAATGGTCAGCGCACGGAGCTTCTTCGAGCCGTGGGTCGAAGCATCGCCCTGATACCAGCCAACGACCTCCTCCTCGTGCGGGTTCTCATCTGCCCACTGGAAGTAGGCGATGGCTTCCTCGACAAGGTGCTCAGCCGACTTGACCAGGCGCTCCGGGCCCTTGTTGAACTTGCGGAGCTGCCACAGCTTGTTCCCCGCGTAGAACCCCTCGGGTTCCTGCGGGCGAATCGGCACATTGATTTCGGATTCATCGTCCGCCACTTGGACACCTCATGGCTGCGCACTCGCCGAGACACGGTCCCGGGTGCTAGGTATCGGAGGGTGTCAAACACTCATCCCCGGCGCCTCAAGGGAGGCATTAACCCTGACTGTTAACAGAGAGCCGTGGAGCAGTAAAGTGGAAAGGTTAAGTCCACCGTCTTTGGTGATCTTCAGCTTAACTTCACCTGACCTTCGAACGTCCATCACTATACCTTCGACTTCGGCCAAGAACGTACCCGCTTTGACAGATACCTCGTCGCCTTTGCGGAAGATACACTCGGGACCAAGTATTGACGGTTCGGGGACAACCCAATGGTCAATGGCGTAAACTTCCTTGTCAGAACAGGTTGCGTACCCGCCGTGCGGTAGACGCATGATCTTGACGAACGGGAACTTGCGCTCAACATAGTTCGCCCAGTAGAGGTCGCCTGTCCATTGGATGAACAGGAAGTTGCCCAGGAGCGGGACGTCGCATTCGACCCGCTCCCGGTTGCGCCCCACCCGCTTCTCTACGCGGATGGTTGGACACTGCACGCCGGTCTTGTCGATGCCAAGCTCGTGGGCGTAGTTGCGCAGCGCGTCAAGCTGCTTGAGGGCATCGGAAGGTCGGCAGCGCAGTATCAGGAACATCAGGTCGGGCTCGGGAGGTTCACAAGGACGAAGATGGTGATGAGGAAGAACGTCACCAGCATCACAGCGAGTGCCCAGCGAGCCCACACGGGCAGGTCGGGGATGCGCTTGTAGCCGAAGCCGTGGCAGTTGTGGCAGGGGAGGCCGAAACCGCTCTCAGTCATCTCGCTGCCCGTACCGTTACAGGTCTCGCAGATGTAATGGCGGGGAGTCGCAGCATAGTGTCCGTACATGGATCAGTTTTCCTAGGTTGGTGACCACACTACAGGGGTAAGCTACCTCCGAGGTATCGGCAAGCGGCGGTTGCGCTGGCGCTGCATGAGCTCGGCGAAGGGCGCGGTCAGCAGGTAGTGCGACTCGAAGCTGAGCGGGATGTCGTTCGCTGTGCGGGTGCCGTCGCGCCGCTTCTCGATGATACCCTTGCGCATCACGTCGTGCCAGTGCGGGTCTGCCTGCTCGAAGAACACCGTCTCAACGGTGCGCACCTCGACGTCCCCTGCCAGGGTCTCCGTCAGCAGGTTGCCCCGGTTGCGCGGGTCCTCCATGTAGTCGCCGTTCGCCTTGCGCGCGAACCGGGTAAGGGTGCCGCCTTCGGTATCCACCTCGAGGACGCTGTCTTGCAGCTCCCCGCCAATGTAGATGCGGAAGTCCTGGTCCCCCATAACCAGCCGCCAGTGATCGGGGCTGGACTCACTTACGCTCAGTCGCATCAGAAACTCCAATCTGCAGTTACGAGCTTTTTGCTCAGGTTCGTGTTTTGCTGAGTATAGTCGTGCAGGACGGGCCTTCGCTCACCGTCGATGACCAGCCAGCCGAAGTTCTGCGGCTTAACGTCCATCATCCACCCGGGAACCTTCTCGGGCATGGGGTCACCCTCGCGGAAGGGGATGACCTTGCGCTGGATCAACGTGAGTCCGTTGGGACTGATGTCGATGCATGGGGCCAGCCACTGCGCGACTGGTTTATACCAACGGCAGTCGTCCCATATCGTCCATTCGCGCACGTTGGCGAAGGTGGAATGGTCCTGCTCGCACTTGATGACGTAGTCAGGGTTGAGCCTGCATTCGAACACCTTGCGGTGGATGCCCTGCCCCAGCAACTCGCCAGCGACGAGGTTGAAGAAGTCTTTGTATTGGTCTTCGTTGTCAATGGCGAAGTTGCGGGGCATGGCGCGTCACTGTCCCGTGCGCTTGAAGTGGATCGCAGCAAGCGCGCTCGCGATCATGACGATCACGAGTACCACCAGCCAGGCCGCATTCCACGCGGTCAGCGGATGGAAGAACAGCAGGATGCAGAAGCGCAGCACCGTCACGATCAGGACGAAGAGCTGCAACCAGAGCAGATATGGGATGCGTGGCATGGGGGATTCCTTTCGGGTTTGTGCCGGGGGCAGTGTTGCACGCACCCCGGCAGCATCGCAAGCGGGTTACGTTGCGGGCCGTTTCGGCATTACAGGCTGCGCACGCGACGGGACGCCGTTGACATGCACCATAGCCGCACCCGAGACGCCAAGTGGCGGTGGGCCAACGTTGGCCGAATGCTGCCACACACTGGTCCACACGACACCCGTCGCAACGATCTCGGCGATCTCTTCCGGGGTCAGCCGCCAGCAGCTGATGAACTCAAAGGGCTCACCTTCCACCGTCTTGTGGAAGACCGGGAGGTCCATGACCTCCTTGCCGTTGCCGCGCAGGTAGAGGTTCGCACCCTCGAAGTCGACTGGTGTGGCCATCATTCTTCTCCCAGGAGTCGGTGATAGAACGTGCCGTCGCCCTTGAAGCTAAGGTACTGCGGCGCGTCGTAGAGGTGCGGCCCGTAGTGGGTCAGCCCCTCGGTGGCGAGGTAGTGGATGGGTTCGAGCGTCACGGTGTTGACCGCTTCCCACTCGATCTGTTGCTTGCCGTCCATCAACTCGGCCTTCAGCACGGGCGCTTTCGTCACCCGTGCTTTGAGGTTCATGCCCATCTCGCACTCGAAGTATTCCTCTTCGACGCACAGGGCGCGCATCCGATCGAAGTCGTAGGACATGTCAGTTCTCGCTCAGGATGTGCTGAGCCTCGAGATAGTGGTCGTCGGGACTGAGTTCGGGATTGTTGTGCACAAGGGGCTGACCGTGCGAGGGGCCCTTCAGCTTCTCGTACTCTTCCAGCGCGTCGATCATCTCGTAGACGGTAATCGACGCACCGACCGTGATCACCTGCGGTCTGCTTGTCAGCCACATGGCGAACTCACGGACCTTGTCGGTGCTGGGGACCGCATCACCGGGACGGCGCTCGCGGGGGAACTTGAGCAGCGCCCAGTTGAAGAGCGACACCTTGCCGGTCTCGGGCAGGATGATGTTGTGCAGGTGGAACGAGCGGTACGGTGACCCGTCGCGGCCGCGGCTGTAGTCCCAGCCCGCGATGACCCATCCGGGCTGATAACCGAAATCGGGGTGGCTGGTGAAGTCGAAGCCCATGAACACCATGTCGATGTCCCGGTCTTCAATTTTGCCCTCGTGGTTCTTGTACTTGAACTGGATCCTCACGGGTTGTCCCTTCTGATAAGCATACGGATGTAATCCGCCTTGGATGAGCCACGGCGCTTGGCTCCAGCGTAGACTTTCTGATTGAGCTCTTTGTCGAGCTGCAACCGGAACAGTATGTTGCCTCCGAGAGCAGGTCTACGGGTTCGTAACAGCCCCGCGCGTTGCTGGTTACTGACCTCGTTCTTGACGGTCTTTTCTGACACGTCAAGCTCAGCAGCAATAACGGACAGCTTCGTGCCGTCCTTATACAGGCGGGTGACGTACCGCTTGTCGTCCTCTGTCAGCAGCGCAGGGCGCCCAGGCTTGGACACCGACTTGGTGACCTCCTTGGCACGCGCTACCCACTTCTCTGTCAGCTTGGCTTCGGTCCATTGACCGTCGCGAGGTGCTTCGGACACCCGGTTGGCTTGGGGTTCAGCACGGATGACGCCCAACGTCTTGGCGTTACGCGAAATGAACCCGGTGATCGCGTTGGCAGTGGTGCCGTGCTTGGCTCCCATCTCCTTCTGCGATAGCCCGTCGTGGAGGCCCGCAGCTACAGCCGCGAGCTTCTCGTTTGAGGTGTAGGTTGACCACACTGTCATTCGACGCCAGCTCGCTTCAGCAAGTCGCGGATGTCCTTGAACTGCTCGTTGAGTGCGACCAGCTTCTCCGCCGCTTCACGTGACTCCATCTGCATCATCGCCTTGAGGGCGAACTCGATGTTGGAGTCACAGTTGCGGAGCAGAAACTGCGCCTGCGCAGTGGTTAGCTCAAGGACGACGTCGGGAGGGTTGTTACCAGCCATCAGCGCCTCGGGTAATGCGGGTTCGGCGCCTGGAACGTCTTGATGCGCTCCATGAGGTCCTTGTCGAGCTCCTCACAGGTGTTGCCGTAGGTCTCGTCGAGGAGCTCCTGGAGTAGCTGCTCCGCAGCATGCAGACGCCCAGCGATGGCCATGAGCATGTTGTTCCCTCGGTTGACGTTGGTGCCTTCGTACCACGACTCGCCGTTGCGGTAACAGGTCACCCGCCCGTCCATCTGCGCGATGAAGCGGTACTTATCCGCCGCCACGTCGATGGTGATCAGCTTGGGTGTGTCAGTCATCGGGCAAGTCCTTGGCGTGCTCGTAAGACGGGGTGCCGATCTTGTCGTTCCATTCGGTCTCCGTCATACCGTGCGGGTACTCGCACAGCCAGCCGCCCGAGTTCCGATAGAAGTGAGGGTCCTCAGACGCCTCCGCATAACCCGGTTCACCGGGTTTGATTACTCGCTGTGCCATCAGTATTTCTTCCCTCCGGGTTTGGCGCGGTTGGCGAGCGCGTGATCGGGACGCACCGCGTTGAACGTGCCCTTGTGGAGTATGGCGTGGATCAGACTGAGTTGCAAGTCGTCAGCCAGCCCTTCCTGCGCCTGGATGCCCAGCACCTCGAACGGGACGCTGTTGAGCATGCCGAACAGGTCGAACACGCGGATCATGATGTCAGCGCCCTCGGCAGTGACACCCGGGAGCCGCACCTTGTCGTCGAGCGCACCAGTGCGCACCGCTTCCAGCATCTCCGACGTCTCGGAGTGGATCAGCGCGATCTTGGTGGCGATGACGTAGGGGAACCAGGCGGTGCGCAGCTCCTCGTCGCTGGACGATGCCATCTCGTTGTCGTTCACACCCGGTATCAAGGACAGGCCCGTGACCGGGTCGTGCCACCATCCGCGGTTGTACGACGCCGCGTGGAAGTGCTGCTGGAGCAGCTCGAACGCACCCGTGACGACGTCACGGTTATTGAGGATTTCGTCAGGGTTCAACTTCGTAACATAAGCATCATCCCAGTCGATAGTCTGCTTAGCTTCGATCATTCGTCTTCTCCATGATTGATGTAGTACCGGCGCTGACCACACACTGTCTCAGCCCACCGGGGTTCGCTTCTACCTGTAGGGAGCATCCGACGCTCGTTCAACAGGGGTATGCCCGGCAACTGCTTTGAACGGTTAACGGCCTCGCAGTACAGCTGAGGTCCGAGCCTTGGGGTCACCGTGTCCGTTTCGTCCATGCGTCTCGCCTCTAGTCAGCCCAGCAACGATGTCCGTCCACCTGCCGCGTGCGCAGCGGATGTCCCGGATGACGTCATAGCTGACGCCATATCGCTCCTGGAGCTCTTCATACGTGTCGGTTGACTGGTAGATCGCCCGGGCGGTGTCGTCCGAGGTGCGGGTGACGCGGTATGCGTGGTGGCGAGGGGCTGGTGCTGTAGGGATGTTGAACCCGTGCTCAGGGTTCCAGCGCGCACCGCAGGAGTCGCACTCGTCCCAATGCTGATATCGGGTCATGTGCCCGCCGCAGTGGCACTCGTAGGGTTTGTCAGCTGTCATTGTGCACCCTGCTATGACGCCGACGCTGGTCGATGGTGCCCAGCGGGTTCTGGAAGGGGAGTGCGTCATCGTCGTACGGTAGCGGGTGCCTGATGGTGATGACGCCCAGCACCTTGAGCGCATAGTCCCGGTTCTGCTTCTCAACGATGTTCGCAGCGTTGCGGGGTCTGAAGCCCTTACGCTCAAGCGCAGCTCTGCGGATGTGCTCCGGGTACTTAGCCGCCACGATGCACCTTCCGGTTCACCTTGGTGGCACGCACGCTGCCGACGTGGGGCATTGCGTCGTCCCCTTGGCGCACGTTGCCCGGTACGCGACCTGTGCCGTGGCAGAGGTTACAAGGGGTGTCCTCGTGTCCCTTGGCCCACACGCCCGAACCATGGCAGACGGGGCAGCAGAGCTGGGCCGCCGTCACGGTAGCACCCATGACCAATATAGGATGACCCAAGGCGCCGCCAGCACGGCGATCGTGGCGACGATGCCAAGCTGCCAGGGGAAGGGCAGTTTGTCCCAGAGCTCGATCATTTGCCCCTCCGTTGCGCCCGGTTCGGGCGCTGCGCCTTGCGCTTCGGCTGGTGCCGCTTGGCGGGCAGCCTGGACAGTAGCTCGGAAGCTTGCTGCCCAGCGGCTAGCGCCCGAACAGCGTCGCGCTGGTAGGGGTACAGGCCGTCGTCACCCGGTCCGGTGAAGCGCTCCCGGCGCTGCGGTGCTGCCATGCTGCTCTGGATGGCGGTTGTGGCCAGTATGAGGCCGAGCAGACTTGCGAGACGCATCACGAACACCCGGTCGTTGTGCCACAGTCCTCGCAGACCATGCAGTGTCCGGAGACCTTCATGCGCATTGACTGGCAGTTGGAACACTGGTCGCCGGTGTAACCGGACATGACCGCTTGCTGCTTCCCCATTGCGGGCTGGACCGGGGGGCTGAGCTCGGTCTCCGGGTGCGCGGGGTCACGTGCGGGCTTGATGTGCTCGACCGCGATCTGCGCCTTGAGGTCGTCGGGGTGATCCAGCTGGAACCGGTAGCTGCCGAGCTCCCGGTTGCTGAAGCCGGGCAGCTTGCCGGCTACGTTGGCACCCATGCGATGGAATCCGGTGCTCATAGGAACAGCTCCAGGCGGGTGCCTTCGGGCAACCAGTCGAGTTGGTGCTCTTCCTGCTCGCTGGTCTGGCCGGGGCGCATGTCGGTCTGGTTCTTCTCGCCGGGGACGATCAGGATCATCATGTGATGGCCGCTCCAAGGGGTCGGACCCTTGGGGAACGGACCTGCGGCCCGCATGTACAGGTTCCCGGTCAGCTTGCCGATCGCAAAGATCGACTTCTGACTCGGTGGCAGTGCTGCAACGAACTTGGTCATTCCTTCTTCTCTCCTTCGAGTCTGCGCATGGCCTCTGCATACTCCGCAGGGTGCTCACGCTTCATCTTCGCCAACCATTTGGCCGTCATGCGGGTCTTGGCCCGCTCCCCTTGTGCGGCGATAGCCACACGTCCACCGCGTCGACGCCCGTGTCTCACCAGAGGATCCCCGCCAGGAACGCGCTGAACTGCATCAGCAGGATGCAGCCCACCGCAATGAGGATGAGCAGGTCCGAGCGCGGACCCTGTCCCATCGTAGAGTTGATGGTGCCGCGCACAATGAGCAGCACGGTGGCGAACGCCAGCAGCAGGCAGAAGAGGATGAGCCCTGTGATCAGGACGACATTCGGGATAAGCACGGCAACCTCCTTGGTTGACGACTAAGGGAGGTCCCTGCAGAGACCTCCCTATCCGGTGCCAGACTCCTATCAGCCAGCGCTGCCTATCCTTGCGGGAATCGGGGTACTGCGCCACCGGCTGACGATGCGGGACCGCACCTCGGGGGAAGTGCGGTCCCTGACGACCGAGTTGGGAGTAGCGTCAGCGGGGGCAATGCTTCAGCTAGCCAGTGGCCCTGGCACCCGGTCGTTGTGGTGTAGCGTGCGCCAGGATCAAGGAGCTACGCAAGCGGGTATTTGCACTCAGAGGCCGTGCATGCGGGCCCACTGTGAGCGGTTGGGCATGAAGTGCCGCCATGCGGGACGCTTGCGGTGGATCCAGCTTCGCTTCCATCCGCGCATGAGAGCCGCGTCATGGTACCGCACGCTCAGCACCTTGGCGCTGTAGGTGCCCGGCGGGAGCAGCCCGAGGGGTATGCTAGGCGCACCGTCTTCGGCCTGTAGCGCCAGCTTCATCAGCAGTGTCTTGCCAACCCTGCGCCCACCTGTGTTGATCGTGAACCGGGTCATGCCTGTGCCTCCTCCAGGAACCCGGTCACCTCGTCGAAGGCGTCCAGGGACAGCGCTTCCACCTGCTCCTTGAGCTCGGCCAGCTTGTCGATCGCCTCCTGCATCTTGTCGATGGCCTCCTGCATGGTGTCCTTGCGCTCGTCACCGTCGAACAGGTTCTCCATAGCCTCGTCCTCGTCCGACCGGTCCTGGTCGATCTCGTTGGACAGGTCATCGAAGTCCTCGGTAACGTTGGCCAGCTGCGCGAACAGGGGTTCGAGCTTGGCCTTGAGAGCGTGCACCTTGGCTGCGGTGCGGGCGAGGGACTTGCGGCGTGCAGCGTTCATTGTAGGCCTCCTGTGGGCGGGTGCGGGTTAGAGACAGAAACCGTTGATCTGCTGGCGGGGCTCCCCGGTGACCGGGTCAGTACCCATCTGGTCGTCCTTGGGCAGGTCCTCGAGCATTGAGAGCCAGTAGCGCAGCGGGTGATATGCGGGGTCGGACGGGTCCAGGTTGTCCGGGTCGGGCTGCTGGAACTGGTGCACGTTGGCTGCGAGCAGCTTGGCGAGCGCGACGCGCTGGGCTTCGTTGATCTGGATGAGGTAGCTGGTGGGCATGGTGGGCTCCTTGGTGACGCGGTTGGGCGCGGGGAAGTGACGGAAGGGGTAGGGCACATCAACTCCCCTGTCAATAGATGCTGATGAACGCAAGGTCGCGCGGTGTCGGCGCAGGGTCTGTCCGAAGGGTAATGCGGGCACCGCGCTTCTCCAGCGTAGGGGACAGCATGCCTCGCACCAGCGCTATGGCTTCCATCTTGCTGACGGACAGGAAGGTGACACCCTCGAAGCACTTGTCGGGCTCGCCCTCGATGGGGAGCAGTGCGCTGACGCGGAACTGGAAGCGCACCTTACCGTCTGCGTTCTTGATGAGCGCGACCGCTGCATCAGCGGTGAGGACCAGTTCTTCCTTCTTGGTGATGCGGGCCATTTCAGAGTCCCTTCAGGGCGTTGCGTGCGTTGAGGATGAACTGGGCGCGCAGTGCGCCCGAAGCGGTGGAAGCGTGCTTGCGCCAGTAGGCAGCACGCTTCAGGCGGACAGCGGCGGCCATCTTAGCGGTACCCGTCTGCTACCCACTCGTTCTGGCGCAGGCTGACCTGGACCAGCTCGAAGGACATGCCACCGAACCCCTTACCCTGCATGCGGGTGATGAACGCTTCCGCCTGCTTGACGGAGCGGAACATTGCGACGGGCTGAACTGAGTTGTGGAAGACGTGCACAGCATGGGTCATTTCGACAATTCTCCGAAGCGCAAAAGTGCGCAACACCCTTCTAGGATGCTGCGCCATCAGATGCAAACGGTATCCGTCCAATGGTTAACGGAAGGTCACCCGGCGGTGATGCGATAGTCCTGCGCGTGCAGGAGACGGTAGAGGGTGACCCGGTTGTCTCCGGAGTCATTGCCGATGCAGGCTCGCAGTGCGTCAAGCAGTGGCTGACCGTCGGTGTCCGCGCTGGGCGCGAAAGCTTGGTGCAGACGCTCGAGGTTGTGCTGCGCTGTACCGATCGGCTGGGACAGCAGGAGGTTGATGTTGGTCTGGATGGTGCTGCGGATCATGGTGGGTGCTCCTTGGGTGCAGGTTACGGGCAGACGCTGATGGTACCGTCCTGGACACGGTAGTCCCTGCGAACGATGCGCTTGGCATGTGCGACCGCACTGGTGTAGTTCGGTGCCCATGGGGTGAAGATGATGTGCTCCTCAAACGAGAACGCCCACTGACCCTCACCGCGAGGGGCCTTACCGTGGGCGAACTGATACTGCTCGGTGGACACCTGGATAGCCATTTCGTCAATCTCCTGCGCGGCACAGCGCCGCACCACCCTTCTAGGATACACTCGGATACGTTACAAGCCCGATGGTGTCGGATGCATCACATGATTAACAAGGGATTATTGACCGACACTGCCCACATCTGATGACCACACTTTAGCACGCGCAACCGGCCGCATCTTCAGGGTGATCGGCTCTCGAGCAGCTGAACCCCTTCGTTTCCGGGCCATATGCCCTACTTTCGACGTATTCGAGCGTACAGCGAGTTTCGCTCAAACTCCGACTACCCATACCGAATTTTGATTTCTTCGAATTTCGCCTAAAACATGGCTTTTTTGACGCCTACCTTTTCAGGTGGCTTCAGGCCTACAGCTTCCTCATGTCGGGAGTATATCCGGGTCGGCAGTACCCACTCAGGCGCAACACCGTGGACCATGCTCGTAAGCTGGAGTCGTGTTGCAGGGAGGGGTTCACTTTCCTGTGGCAGAGCTGTAGGCCTGTTGCGCGGGTTCAATGGTGTTGAGTTCAGTGATGTTGGTCCTCATGGCGTGCGCTGACTGTTGTCTCCTGCCCCGCACGCTGGGGAGTCTGGCGTGTGACACCAGCTTGTCGTCCGCTGTTCGTAGCCTGGGCAAAGCGGAACCCTGTGATACGGTGTTACCCCGCCTTAGGGGTGCACCGCAGCTACACCCCGCACGGTAAGCAGCATCCAACCCCATGCCAAGCATGAGCTGCACCTTGATCCACCCGCAGCACCCCGCAGCACCCCGCAGCACCCCATTATGGGCAATAGCAGCCCGAGCACACATCTACTATCGCTGTAACCCCTGCAAACCTTGGGGTCTTACTGTACTATTAGTAAATTAGCATATTATTAGTAGATAGAGTGTCTATACCGTTACGATTACACACATTTGCAGCGATCACATATGTAACGTTTGCAATGATCGCGACGCGGGCGCGCAAAGCTATCGGCCGGTTCTCGTTACCGTTACCCGTCGCCTTTTTCAAAGTGCACATAACCCTTGTCCCGCACATGGATGTTGTCCACAACCGCTGCACTATACCCGCAAGCGCAAGGAGCGCACCCATGTCTCAAGACCCGTGGAAAGACGTCGAGAAGCGTGCACCGCTCTTGGCGAAGCTGGCCGACCCTGCTGTGGCCACAACTGCTGACGTGCTGGCCTACCTCGAAGCGCAGGACCGCTCGGATATGCTGCCCGCGCAGTTCTTCACCGATGCCGACCTCGACCATTACCGCGCTGCCTGCGCTTGGTGGCCCGAGCACGACGACATGCCCCTGCGGTGGCGCAAGCCTTCCCTTACCCTGCTGTGTGACGGGTACGCCGACCCGTGGACAGACGGTACGGTGCACACCTTCCTTGGGCGACTCAATGTGATCGCCGGGCATGCCGCAGCCTGGATGAAGGAGCACGGGCCCAAGCCCCTCGGGCGCCCACGGGTGCACCCTACCCTTCCTGGCGAGTCCGAAGCTGACCGCGCTGCACGCCTGAACCGCGAACGGGTAGCACGCCACCGGGGCACCACTTCGCCTAGGGTCGACCCTGCGCGAGCAGCGCTGATCAAGGAGGTAGCGCAGGAGCTAAAGGTTGCTCGCCTGCACCGCCAGGAAGCGCTCGAAGGCTGGGACATTAAGATCGCCCAGCTCAAGACCAAGCTCCTCACCCTCAAAACCGAAGCAAAGGACGTCCAATGACCGTTCACCTCACCTACAAGACCGATTGGGACCCGCGCACCACCCACTTCGACAGCATCCCCGGGGCGGTGGAGCACGCGCTCACACCCGCGCCCTACAGCTACGAAGGGGACCTCGAGCGCACCAAGGGGCGGATCGAGCTCCAGACCCGCATGCTGTCGAGGCTGCTCGAGGCTCTGCACGATGCGGGTACCATCGACGACACGGTGCTCGTGCACCTGCTCAACGGGCCCTACACGGTCGAACCCGTCAGAAAGCACATGTGATGAGCAAGAACCTTCCGTACTACCTGACCGGGACGCTGCACTACCAGACCGAAGACCAAGCGGTTGCGCGGTCAATCGAGTGCGCACCAGCTATCGCGCTCAAGGAGTCCGACGACACATGGTCCGTCTACTACCTGTCGAAAACGCCCCGCGTACCAGGGCAACCGCTGTATCACCGTCCGGCTGGCGAGCATATCCTCACCGAAATACTGGAGCCACCACCCCTGACCTAGTATAGAGTGAACAACCGTGTGCCCCACATGTAGCGTTGTCCCCGTCAGGGTGCAAAATTCTACTAACAACCGTTTGCGATATTCTGCGGTGCTCGCTAGGGTGCTGCTCCTGACCGGGGTGATCTACATGACCGCACAAGAAGAGTTCGACAAGCTGTACGTAACGTCCAGCGAGATCTGCCGTGTTGCAGGTATCAGTCGGCTTCGTGTGATGGTTGATAAGCAGCGCGGTAAGCTTCCCGAACCCATCGAGATCAACGGTGGGCAGATCACTGTGTGGCGGAGGGTGGACGTGGCACCCTACCTGTCCGCCTGCAGTGCAAGGAGCGGTGAACTAGCTTGACCACACTACCCGCAATCCACCGCCTCCCATCGGCGCTCAAACAGCGACCTCAGTGGGCGCTAGCAGGTGCCAGCAAGGCACCCATGTCCGTCGACAGCAATGGCAAGCTGTACCTCTGCGCACCTACCCGTCCCGGGGAGTGGCTGAGCTGGGAACAGGCGCTGTACTGGTCGGAGCACTTTAAGGCCCTAGTCACCTCGCACGTTGACAAGTACGGCCGCACCATTACGCAGACCGGGTTGCACCAAGGGTTTATGCTCAACGAAGCAGACGAGTTCTGCATTATCGACCTCGACGTCAAGGACGCCGACACGGACCCTGGACACCCGGAGCTCTGGACCACACAGGAGCAGTTTGACCGGTATTGGTCCATGGTGCTGTCGATTGACAGCTACGCGGAGAGCAGCCGCAGCGGTAAGGGGCTGCACATCATCACCGAGGGGAACATTGGCGCGGGGTTCCGCCGCGACGGTGTTGAGATCTACAGCCAAGAGCGGTTCATGATCTGCACGGGTAACGTCGTGCATGACCGCCCGGTGCAACCCCGCCAGTCCATGCTCGACAACATGGTGACGCAGATGCGTCCCGTGCCCAAGGAATTCAAGCTGGTGGAGCTTGAGGAAGAGGAAGACGACTGGTCCGTGCTCATGCGCGCAACCAACGCTTCCAACTCCGACAAGTTCAGCAAGCTGTGGGCGGGCAACCTGCCAGCACTGCAAAGCGAGTACGGGTTCCCCTCGCAGTCCGAAGCCGACCTAGCACTCATGTCCATGCTAGCGTTCTACTCGAAGTCGAATGCGCAGTGCAGGCGCTTGTTCCGTAGCTGCCCGCTCGGGACACGGGAGAAGGCGGTCAAGAACGACAAGTACGTCAACTTCACCCTCAGCCTAATCCGGGAGCGCCAGCACCGGGAAGTCCGAGCAGACGTCAGCCAACTTATGGCGGCCGCAGCTACATTGGCGCAGGTTCGGGCTACAGCCGAACCGCCTGCCGAAGCACCAGTTGCACCGATCGCACCAAGCTCAGCGGCTGTGCCCGAAGCGCCGCGAGCGCTACCCGCGTCCACGGAGATCAGCTGGCCCCCCGGTATAGCTGGGGAGATCGCGCGGGACATGCTTGCGATGTCCGTTCGACCCGTCAAAGAGATCTCCATCTGCGCTACGCTGGGAATGCTGGCGGGCATCGTGGGTAAAGCGTGGCACATCCCGCAGTCAGGCCTCAACCTGTACATCACCCTGATCGGACGGTCCGCGGTGGGCAAGGAAGCGCTGCACTCCGGGATCAGCGCCTACCTCAAAGCGTCCCTCATGCACGGGACGGGTATTGCTCGCTTCATTGACTTCACCGACTACGCATCCGGGCAAGCGCTGATCAAAGCGTGTGTGGTCAACCCGAGCTTTGTCAACGTGAGCGGTGAGTGGGGACGCAACCTGCGGCGCATGGCTGCTGACGATGGTAAGGACGGACCGGTCGCAACCAAGATGACCTTCATGGTGAACACCTACCAGAAGTCAGGCCCTGCTTCCATCGTGGGTGGCATCGGGTACAGCAGCACCGATAACAACGTCGCCAGCGTCCAGGGTGTCAACTACAGCTTTGTCGGGGAGACTACCCCGCAAACGTATTTCCGTTCCCTCACCGACAGCATGATGGAGGACGGGTTCCTTTCGCGCTTCTTGACGATCGAGTACAGGGGTGAGCGTCCCGACGAAAACGAGTTCCGCAAACTGGTCCCTGACGAGCGGCTGGTAAAGGGTCTGTCCGACCTCGCCAAGTATGCAGAGAACCTAATCCACAAGGACCAGTCGCAGCCCGTTGAGCTGTCCCCTGAGGCCCGTGCACTGCTCAAAGCGTTCAGCGCTGAGTGCGACAGGCAGATCAACATTGCGGGGGAAGACGAGTCCAAGCGTCAGATGTGGAACCGTGCTGCACTCATCGCGCACCGCATCGCAGCGATCCTGGCGGTTGTCGACAATTGGGTCCTCCCGGTGATCAGCTATGACCACATGCTCTGGGCCGTGCAGATGATGCAGCGCAGCATTGACATCATGCGCACCCGGTTGTCGGAAGGCGATGTTGGTACGGACGATCACAGCAGGGAGCGCAAGCTGCTGAAGATCATGCACACATACCTCCAGTCGCCTATCCCTGCTGGCTACAAGCTACCGGACGCAATGCGCGAGAACAGCATCGTTCCGCACCAGTATCTGCAGATCCGCATCCAGCGCACGCCAACGTTCACCTCGCACCGCTTCGGCGCCAACAAAGCACTGGAGGACGCGGTGCGCACGCTGCTCACCAACGGTTACTTGATGGAGGTGCAGAAGGACAAGATAAGTGACGCCTACAACTTCCACGGTAAGGCGTATCGCATCTTGAAGCTGCCCGATGACATCTGAGTGCATTTCGTATTTGCTTCAAAACGCCCGTTTCTGTACGGTCCGGGTAAGTGTTGCTAACAGAGGAAACCAACATGGCCGACATCCCTGAAGACGTTGTTACCCTCCAGGACCTCAAGGACTGGTATCTCGTCAAGGACGAGCTCAGCAAGCTGAAGCAACAGGAAGCGCTGATGCGCTCCCGCATCTTCAAGTTCTACTTCAAGGACCCCAAGGAAGGGACCAACGATCACGAGGTCGGCGACGGCACTGGTGCGGTGATCAAGGGCGGGTACGTCATCAACCGCAAGATCGACCCCGGTGCACTCGACGCACTGCGCGAGGCGCAGCGGGTGCCTGACAGCAACGCACCCAAGATCAACATCGACGAGCTGGTCAAGTACAACCCGGAGCTGGCGATCAGCAAGTACCGTGAGCTCACCGCCGAGGAGCAGCTTTGGTTCGACCAAGCGCTGATCATCAAGCCGGGCGCGCCCACCCTCGAGGTCGTCATCCCCAAGCGTGCGAAGGCCACCTGATGCCCACTATCACCCGGACCATCAACGTGCCGGAGCACAAGCTCGGCGACCTCCAGAAGGACGTCATTGCCCTCATGGACCCGCACAGCTTGTCGTTCAACGACGGGTGGGCCAGTAAGGCGTTCGAGCAGAAGTGGGGCTTTACCGTCAACGAGGCGCAGAGCATCACCGGGAAGTATGTGGTGCGGGCAGGGTTCGAGAAATGATGGAAGTGCTCGAGCATATCATGCCGCTGCTCCGGTTGCTGGTCTTGACCTTTTTCACGGTCAAACTCTTCTATGCGCGGAGCCTGACCGACGTCATGCGGTACGGCGTATTCGTGCTGGCGCTCACGCTATGAGCGAACAGCTTGTCCCCGCCATCACGCACATGTACCAGCATGAAGGGATGACCGATTTCTTCTGTTGGGTCAGTACCGACCGGTGGGGCGAGCGCAAGTGGCACGCTTCCGTGAAAATCGACGAGCGCTCGTGCCACGTTGGCGCGGGTGCAACCCCTATCGAAGCCCTGCTCGAAGCGCTGGGGCAAGCCTATGCAGACCGGCCCAACCGCAAGGGACCATTCGTTGCGTGAACAGTTGATGCCGCATATGCTGCACAACCCTGCCAACAAGGATTTTTCATGGACAGCATTCTAGGTTCCATCAGCGCGGGACCGGTCACAACCGCCGGGATCCGCATAGTGATCGCCGGCCAGGAAAAGATGGGTAAGACTACCCTCGGTTCCGGTGCGCCCGGTGCGCTCATCGTGCCGCTCGAGGTCGGTTATGCAGGTGTGCAGACGCCGAAGACCAAGATGCTGCAAACGTTCGCCGAGGTGAACTACCTCGTTGACGAAATCACCTACTGGGCGGGGCAGAACAGCTTCCCGCCCATGTGGACGGTAGGCCCTGATGGGAAGCGCACGTTGATCTTCGACAGCGCCACCGCACTCGAGCGCCACATCCACGACGCGATCATCCAGCGTGACCCCGCCTACAAGCCTGGCGGTAACAAGGTCATCACGATGGAAAGCTGCCACGGCGGCTACGGTAAAGGGTACAACCTCGCTAATGACGAGTTCGACTCGTTCCTGGCGAAGCTCGATATCCTTGCGGTGAAGCACGGTATCAACATTGTGCTGACCTGCCATGTGTTCAGCAGCAAGGTCATGGACCCTACTGCTGGCGAATATGACTCCTGGGACCTGCTCTTGCACAGCCCCAAGAATCAGAAGACCTACGGCAAGCGGGAACGCATTGCGCAGTGGGCTGACATCGTTGGTTTCCTCTACGAACCGGTCTTTGTCAGTCAGGATACCGGCATGGTGAAAGCCATGTCGCAGGGGAAGGGCAGGGTGCTCGGTCTCTCTCGAACGCCGAACTATATGGCGGGCAACCGCTTCGGCATCTCCGGGGAGGTGCCAATCCCGGCACCTGCCAAGGAAAACGGGTCCGGCAAGGACGGGTGGAACACGTTTGCGAACGAGCTCTACAAGTCCCGCGGAATCGATATCTTCAACCGCCAATAAGGGAGTCCCCCATGGCAGATCTTAACTTCGACGCCTCCAGTGTCGTACCCGATGCCGGGTTCGAAACGGTCCCCGCTGGCTGGTACAATGTGGCCATCGACGAATCGGAAATGAAGCCCACGAAGGACGGCGCTGGTGCCTACCTTCAGCTTCGCTTCGACATCCTCGACGGGCAGTACAAGGGCCGCAAGCTCTTCGCTCGCCTGAACCTGAAGAACGCCAACGCGCAGACCGTCGAGATTGCCTACAAGCAGCTCTCGGCGATCGCACATGCGGTCGGCATCCTCCAGGTCGCCAAGTCCGAGATGCTGCACGGCATCCCGCTCAAGGTGCGGGTGAAGGTGCGCAAGGCGGACGGCGAGTACGATGATCAGAACGACATCACGTCGTTCAAGAACATCAACGAGCAGGTTGGCGGCACCGCTACCAACGCACCCGCCGCAGCACCGTCCGGGTTCGTTCCGCCGGCTGCGCCGCCCGCTGGTGCGACCGCCGCCGCTCCGCCCGCAGCACAGCAGCCCTGGCAGCAGCCTGCCGCACAGCCGCCTGCTGCGCCGGCAGCTCCCCCGGCACCGCCTGCACCTCCTGCACCGCCGGTTGGCCCGCAGCGTCCCACCGATCCGACCCACATCCACGCCGCCGGTACGGCCGACGAGCAGTGGTGGATCGATGGCGCCTGGACCAAGCCGCCCGTACCGGCGGCACCCGCTGCTCCCCCTGCACCGCCGGCCGCACCGCCTGCCGCAGGGAAAGCTCCGTGGGAAGTCCCCCCGGCCGCATAAGCGGGCATCAAGCACATGGGTCCCCTTTAGGGGGCCCATCCCCCTCCTGGAGTTGAAGCAATGCCAAACGTGACGATCGCACTCAAGCTCCTCCAGCGCATTGACCGCATGGTGCACGCGGACCAAGGGTCTGCCTACCGAGGGTGGCTCAAGCAGGTCTTACCGCACATCGGGGACGCCTACCGCCAAGACGAGGACGGCCACAGAACGCACATGGGCGCGTCGATCCTCGGCCACGAGTGCGCGAGGGAGATCTGGTACAACTTCCATTGGGCAACCAAATCGAACTTCCCCGGTCGTATCGTGCGCTTGTTCAACCGGGGGCACATTGAAGAGGGTAGGCTGATTGCGCTCTTGCTGATGGCGGGTGTGCACGTCTACCAGCAGGACGAGAACGGGAACCAGTTCCGTATCAGCTTCGCCGACGGTCACGCTGGTGGCAGCGGAGACGGTCAGGCACTGCACATCCCGGACCTGCCACCGGATACGATGGCGCTGTGTGAGTTCAAGACCCACGGCGAGAAGAGCTTCATTGAGCTTGCTGGCCCGCTCGACGAGTGGCGCAGCTACCTTGCCGGGGAGTCGACGTACTTCGCGGGTAAGGGTGTGCGCGAAGCCAAGTTCGAGCATTACGTGCAGATGCAACTCTACATGCACAAGATGGGGATCGCCGCTGCGCTGTACGTTGCGGTCAACAAGAACACCGACGACCTCTACGCGGAGATCGTCACCCTGGACACCGCTATGGCGGAGCAGTTCATCCAGCGCGGGGAGAAGCTGGTCTGGATGGTGCTACCGCCGGACAAGATCAACAAGAGCCCCGGGTTCTTCAAGTGCAGGTTCTGCGACCATCGACCCGTGTGCCACCTGAAGGCTGCGCCCGACCGCAACTGCAGAACCTGCCAGCACAGCCAACCAGTCGCAGGCGGTCAGTGGGAGTGCACCCTGCTCAAGCAGATACTGCCCAAGGAGCTCCAGCTCACCGGTTGCGACCGGTATGACATGGGGCGGATCTATGGCGTTTAACGACCGGGACTATCAGACCGAAGCGGTCACCAGTATCTGGACCTACTTCGCCACTCGTTCGGGCAACCCCATCGTCGCGATGCCCACGGGGACCGGTAAGTCGATTGTCATCGGGCGCTTCCTCCAATCCGTCTATGCGCGGTTCCCAGCGCAGCGGGTGCTGATGCTGACGCACGTCAAGGAACTGATTCAGCAGAACTTCGAGAAGCTCAAGACAATGTGGCCGTTCGCACCTGCGGGCATCTACAGCGCGGGGCTCAACAGCAGGGACGCCAGCCAGGCGATCACGTTTGCGGGTATTGCATCGGTCGCCAAGAAGTGGGCCATGTTCGGCCACGTCCACCTTGTGCTGATCGACGAGTGTCACCTGCTCAGCCCGGACGACGAGACCATGTACCAAGCGTTCATCGCTGGTCTCAAGTCGATCAACCCCATGCTCAAGGTGATCGGGTTCACTGCAACGCCCTGGCGGCTGGGGCACGGTAAGCTCACGGACCCCAAGGTCAAGATCGTCGACGGGGAGGAGGTTGAGATCCCCTCGCTGTTCACCGACGTCTGCTTCGACATTACCGGTATCGAAGCGTTCAACCGCCTCATCGCTGAAGGGTACCTGCTCCCGCTGGTGCCGAAGCGGATGAAGACCGTGCTGGACGTCGATGGGGTGCATATGCGGGGCGGGGAGTTCATCGAGAAGGAACTGCAGACCGCTGTCGACAAGGACGAGATCACGGAAGCTGCACTCAACGAAGCTATTCAGATTGGCGAGGACCGGCACAAGTGGCTCATCTTCGCAGCGGGTACGGAGCACGCCGACAACATCGGTGAGATGCTGAACATGATGGGGATCCCGACCGGGGTCGTGCACAGCAAGCGCGAGGGGCGCGACCAGACGATCGCCGACTTCAAAGCGGGTCGATTGCGCGCGGTCGTGAACAACAATGTGCTGACCACAGGTTTTGACGAACCGGGTATCGACATGATCATCGTGCTTCGCCCGACGGCGTCCGCGGTGCTATGGGTTCAGATGCTGGGGCGCGGTACGCGACCGTTCTGGACCGCTGGCTACGACCTTGACACCCTCGAGGGGCGCATCCAGTCGATCAAGGCCAGCACGAAGCATGACTGTCTGGTGCTCGACTACGCTGCGAACACCAAGCGGCTCGGACCCATCAACGATCCGCTGGTGCCGCGTCGCAAGGGACAGGGTGGCGGGGACGCCCCGGTCAAGTGCTGCGAGAGGTGCGACACATGGGTCCACGCCAGCTTGCGCAACTGCCCCATCTGCGGGTTCGAGTTCACCTTCGAGACCAAGCTGAAGCAGTCCGCAAGCTCGGAGAAGCTGATCAAGGGGGACAACCCCATCGTCGAGGTCTTCAAGGTCGACCATGTGACCGTGGAGAAGCACACGAAGGTCGGCGCCCCGCCGATGGTGCGTATCAACTACTATTGCGGGCTGAAGCGGTTCAGCGAGTTCGTGTGCCCCGAGCACCAGAACTGGGCGCAGAAGAAGGCGCGTGCATGGTGGAAGGCTCGCAGCCCCGAGCCGATGCCGGAGAGCACTGACGAGGTGCTCGAAGCGACGGGCATGCTACCACCTGCAACGCACCTGCGCATCTGGATCAACAAGCCAGGCGGGTACCCGGAGATCCTGGCTACCTGCCTTGACGGTACCGCGTTCGGCGCAATCGAGCGGTCCGATAGCTGGGAGCCCCCGCCCGTGGAGACGGAGCTGCGCTCGCAGTTGCACCGCAGCGTTATCCTCGAAGGGGAGCTGTCCCGGTCCAACGCACCCTTCTACAGCGCCGACGACGATATCCCGTTCTGATTTTGTTAACCATCCTGCAGATACGGCTTGTATCAACATCAAGCCTATCCTAGAAGGGTGTTGCCGCAACGGTGCGGCGCACAAATTGGAGTGAAACTGAAATGACCAACTTCGCTGAAATGGGTAAGGAAGCTCTTCGGACCGAAATGCGTGCCGCTGGCCTGTCCTACGCCAAGCTGAACAACGACGGGATGCGCGCCGCGCTGGAAGCGCACCGGTTCGCACAGCCCGCAGTGATGCGGAGCGTCGACGATGAGCGTGCTGCCTACGTTGAAATGGCGAAGAAGATGGACACCGCGCTCCTGGGCATCGACGGTGTTGAAGGTCACTGCCCGTGCTGCGGTATCGATCTGTCCAACGGCGTCTGGACGCAAGACGACGCCAACACCCCGGAGCAGGCCAAGGGTTGGGTCCGCTCCATCGCATGCCTCGGTTGTGGTGGGGAATGGGGTCCCCCGGCCCGCAAGTCGGGCGTCGACCGTCACTCGGGCACTGGTCTGAAGATCGAGCAGAACCGGGAAGAGCGCAACGGCGTCAAGCGCCCCTCGGCTGGCGGTAAGTGTCGGCAGGTGTGGGACGCCCTGGATGCGAACCGCGCCTCGACCAAGACCCTGCCCACTGTGGCAACCGCCAAGCAGATCGCTACCGAGCAGGGTTGGAACGTTTCCAACGCCGCAATCGAGTTCTACCAGTGGCGCAAGTTCAACGGGCTGGGGAAGTGAGATGGGTCGGCACTACGCTTACGTCGCGCCGGAGCGGTTGTACCCCGCTCCGGTCGTAATCCCAACGGACCGGCCTGCATGGTTCGGCGGGAACGACAACCGACCCCGCTGTGCTTGCTGCGGTAAGGTCGCCTTTCACTCCCTCGAAACCGCTACCGAAGCGGCTCAGCGTATCACTGAGCGAGGGACTCCGATGTTCGCTTACCAAGGGCCCGCCTGCGGTAACTTCCATGTGTCGAGGGATCGCCATGCACATCGCGGTTGAACTTAACGAGCTCAAGCTCACCCACTATCACGCTGACACCCGCATCGTCGCGGGGCTCGCCTACCTGGAGAGCTTGCACCTCAAGGACGTGCTGTTCGACAACACCGCTTCGCCCACCTTCCTGGGGCACCTGACGTCGACCATGCTGCGCCATCTCTACCGCAACACCTGCGGCAAGGACTTCCCCGAGGGGATGGGAGAGCTGGAGATGCGGGACGTGCTAGCCACACTGTTCGACCGCATGACCCCGCCCAAGGTCGACCGGGACGAGCTCGAAGCGCAGATCGATCACGTGCTCTACGAGCTCGAGGCCGACGCCAAGACGGGTAAACAATTCAAGTACGTTCACGGCTCGCTGGTGCCAAACGTGCTGGACGGGGGCCTGTTCCCCCTTACGACCCCGCCGGCCAGCGCAGCGGTGCTTGCAGAATCGGCACAGCTGGCACCACAGCGGCGAGAGGTACCCGCCGCGGCAACCATACCGGCCAGCGCACCCAAGCCCCAGCGCACGAGCGCAGCCGGCCCGCGCGTCCCGAGCGGTGGAGCAAGGCCGATCATATGGGCCCACGCGGACAAGGTGTGGGAGGAGGCCGGGAAGCCTACCCTTGTCTCTGACGTGCTAGTGCTGCGCAAGCGCATGATGGTCGAGCTCGAAGAGCAAGGTATCAAGAAGAGCACGTCCAGCACCGCGCTGGGCGACTGGCAGAAAGCCCGACTCGGATAAAATCACATCGATGTGCAGAAAGTATCTTGCGCATCGATGTTCGCCTTGTTAAGGTCCCGACGACTACCCGCTGAAGTCCACATCAACTAGGAGGCCCTGATGGCCAAGAACCAGAACCAGTCCACGAATACCGCTGACGCCGCTGCCGCCGGTGAAGCCCGCCGCAAGGCGGAGGCCGACAAGGCCGCGATCGCCAAGGCCGCTGC